CCTGGCAGCGCAAGGAAGGCAAGAACCCCGAGGGCGGCTTGAACGCCAAGGGCCGCGCCTCGTACAACAAGGCCAACCCCGGCAAGCCTGGGTTGAAGCCGCCGCAGCCCGAGGGCGGCCCGCGCAAGGACTCGTTCTGCGCCCGGATGGGCGGCGTGCCGGGTCCGATGAAGGACGCCAAGGGCGAACCTACCCGCAAGGCGCTGGCGCTGAAGAAGTGGAAATGCTGACATGAAGGTGACCTACGGTCCAGAGTTCTTTGCCATTGCGAAGAACACTCCGTCGAAAGTCAAGTTTCGACAGAACATTCTGACCGTACAGGAAGGGATGCAGAAGATGATCGCTGACGGCGACATGCCGGATCGGTTGCCTGACTGCACCCTGACGCACACCTTCTCGCCCATGCACGAAGAGTACGGGTGCCGGACCTACGCCAGACAGATGTTCATCCCGCAAGGGACGCTGATTATCGGGAAGATTCACCGGCACCAGCACCTGAACTTCATCATGCAGGGTAAGGTGTCGGTCAGCACTGAGTTTGGCAAAAAGTACTTTGAAGCGCCTTGCACCTTTGTCTCTGAAGAAGGGCTGAAGCGAGCGGTGTACGCGGAAGAAGACACGATCTGGGTGACGGTTCATATGACCAAGCACTCGGAGCTAGGCGCGATAGAATCAGAACTCATCTCGCCAACATACGATGAGATGGGCCTTCTGGGCGACATAACGGAAAAGGTGGCAGCATGACTTTCGGCATCACTGCTGGACAAGCATTTATAGGCGGCAGCGCCCTCTTGGGCGGTCTGATCTCAAGCAGCGGTGCTCAGAGCGCCGCAGGCACTCAGGCCGCTGCTGCTGATCGTTCTGCTGCTCTCCAGAAGGAGATGTTTGACGAACAGAAGCGTCTCTCAGAACCGTATCGCCAGGCTGGCTTGACTGGCCAGAATCGGTTGATGGAACTGCTGGGGCTAGGCGGTAACACTGGTGCAGCGGGGTACGGTCAGTACGCTCGCGACTTCGGTATGCAAGACTTCCAGCAAGACCCCGGCTATCAATTTAGGCTAGGCGAGGGTCTCAAAGCGATGAGCCGCCAGGCCGGCGCTAGGGGTGGACTGATCTCTGGCCAGACCATGAAGGGCCTAGAGGACTACCGGCAGGCATCGGCATCGCAAGAGTACGGCAACGCCTTCAACCGCTACCAGACCAACCGCGCCAACCAGCTTCAGCCGCTTGGCAGTTTGATGTCGTCTGGTCAGGCAGCAGCAGCGGGGCAAGCCGCTCAAGCAGGCCAGTACGGCACCAACGTGGGCAACCTGATGGGCCAGGCAGGTCAGGCCATGGCAGCGGGGCAGATGGGTTCAGCCAACACAATGGGCAACGCGCTGGCTTCGATGGGCAGCATGTACCAGCAGCAGCAACAGCAAAACCAGAACCAGGCCAACTTCAACACGTTGTTTGGTAACCGGGGCGGCGGTGTATCGTACATGAACGATCCGTCATCCTCCTTCGCTTACTACCCAGGTGGAGTTGTCTAATGGCTGATCTGAACGCTCTCATCGCCCAAGGCGCCCAGTTCCGCGTCCCGCCACCGGTGGACCCGATGGGGAACATGCCGCAACTGATGCAGATGCGCGCTGCGCAGAACCAAAATGCGCTGGCGCAGTACCAACTTTCATCTGCTAAACGCGAAGACGCATCTACGAACGCGCTCAACACGGCGTATCAGAACGCCTATGACCCTGCCACGGGCAAGATAGACTCTGCTCGATTGCTTCAAAGTTTAGCGTCAAGCGGCGCAGGTTCAAAAATCCCCGGCGTTCAAAAATCACTGACGGACGCTGAAATTGCACAGTTGCAGCGACAAGAGTTGCAAGGCAAAGTAAATCTTCAACCCATCACTAAGTCTGCGGCTGAAGTTAAATTGCTTGACGACAGGTTGAAACAATCTCGTGGTTTTTTAGACACTCTTGATGCTACGGCGCCCGATGCGGGCGCCCGGTACTTGGCTTGGCATGAGGCTAACCACGCCGATCCTATTATTGGGCCGGCGCTCACTGCGCGAGGTGCTAACGCTAATCAATCAAGGGCGGCTATTGAACAAGCTATTGCCAAAGGCCCGCAAGCACTTGCAGACCTAATCAACCAGTCCAAGTTAGGTGCGGAAAAGTTCATGGAAATGAACAAGCCTACGGTTACGTCTCAGAATCTTGGTGGCCAACTGCGGATGGTGTCTACGCCTGGCCTTGGGGGCGCCGCTACTGAGGTGCCTGGGTCCAGAGTCGACACAACATTGACGCCGGGGCAAATTGCCGCCAACAAAATTTCCGAACAGCAATTGAAGGTGTCGCAAGGACAACTTACGTTGGCTCAAACAGGTCAAAACCTTACCGATGCCCGTGAGCAACGAAAAATTGCCATCATGGAGGAAAATCAACGGCGCGAAAATGACCCCGCGTTCCAACGACAAAAGGCCGAAGCTGCGGCTACGGGTCAAGCCATCGCTAAAGATAAAGCGTTGGCCCAGCAATTGTTGCCAAAAGTGCTTGAGACTGCCCAGCAAACGCTTGGCCAAATTGACAGCTTGATTGGAAAACGAGATCGCGAAGGCAATTTGGTTAAAGGTCAAGCGCCGCACCCCGGATTTTCTAACGTGGTGGGCGCTACTTTGCTGCCTGGTTTGCGGTTTGTTCCGGGAACTGACGCGGCTGACTTTCAATCAAAATTTGATCAGATCAAAGGCGGGGCGTTCCTGCAAGCGTTTGAAACGCTTAAAGGTGGCGGTTCTATTACCAACCTTGAGGGTGAAAAAGGAACTTCCGCTCTTAACCGCATGAGTCTGGCGCAAAGCGAAAAAGAGTTTGTAAGCGCCGCACGCGAGTTCCAAGGCATAATTCGCAAAGGGGTAGAGCGCGCCAAAGTGCGCGTCGGCGGCGGAGCAGCGCCTCCAACTGCAAGTAGTTCCCCCGCCATTGATGCGCTTCTTGAGAAGTACAAATAATCATGGCCACCCTTGAGCAACTCAGCGCAGCGTTGGTCAAAGCCGATGCTGCCGGCAACTCTGCCGATGCCAAGGCTTTTGCCGATGCCATTCGACAGATGCGTGGCCCCGCAATGGGCGAAATTCCAACTGTTGACGCGCCGCAAGCGCCGGCAAAAGAGCCTGGCATCTACGAGCAGTACGTGCGGCCTTTCCTTGAGCCTGCGATTACGACAGCGGGCGCTGTCGGTGGCGGCTTGCTAGGTGCTACCGCAGGTACGTTTGGCGCCGGTCCAGTCGGCACCGCAGCCGGCGGTGTTGCTGGTGCTAGCCTTGGCTATGGCCTTGGCAAAGAGGGTATGCAGCTACTCGACGTAGCAATGGGCGCCAGACAACCCCGTCAAGGCGCAGCGCAAGTAGTTGAGCCGGTGCAAAACCTGCTGGAAGGCGCTGCTTTTGAGGCTGGCGGGCGCGCACTTGGGCCTGCGATTGGCGCAGTAGCAGGCAAGATTGCTGACATTCGACGACTACCAACGCAGAAAGCGGCTGAGATTGCCCGTAACGCGCTTGGTCCTGATCTGCCTGAAGCACTCAACCTGCTCAAGGCAAGCCAGAGTGGTGGCAGCGCGGCGCAAGCAACTGCGGATATCAACAGTCCCACCTGGCAAGCATTGCTAACCCGCGTATCAAAGCGCGATCCTCGGTTTACGGAAGCGTTGGCTGCATCGCAAGGCGAAGTGTCGTTGAACGCGCTTGCGCGATTGGCCGGCGGCAGCACAGCGGCTGACGTTAGAGGGACCACCACGGCGGCAAAGAACGCGCTCAATGCGATAACAACACCGCAACGCGAACTGGCGCTCAATCGGGCAAACCTTGGCAAGGCCGTAGCCGAGTATGAAGCACAAGCGGGTAAATTGAGCGCAGACGCAGCGGCCAAAGTGCAAGAAGTGCGGCGCTTGATTGATTTAGGCGATCACGCGGCTGCGGCGGCGCGGTTAGAGACAATCAAAATGGGTTTGCCCCCAAGTTCCCGCCTTGCGCCAGCTAAGTCTCAAGCAGGTTTTTCAGATGAGTTTGCGGCAAAATTTACTTACCCTGGTAAGTTGGCGCAGATGTCAGACGAATGGGCTACGGGCGCAGCTAACGCATCGTTGGACTTGGGCCAAGGTGCTCGGTTTGCGCAGGGCGCGGCAGACGCGCTGCGGTCGGTTGGCATCAAACCGCTCAAAGGCGATGAAGTCATTCGCAGCATCCAGGGTGTTGCCAACAACCCTGAGTTTGCAGGCAACGATCTGATAACCGGTGCAATTGGCAACTTGACCAAAGACATTGCGCAATGGACACGCGGCGGCGGCGTGATCGACGCCAAAGCGTTGGACGCCATCCGCAAGAACTCCGTCAACGCCGCAATCCAGCAACTTCGACCAGGCGTAGACGCCACCACGCAGCGCAATCTTGCCGCCAGTGTGATGTCAGAAATTCGCCCTGCGCTAATCGACGCTATTGAAGCGGCAGGCGGCACCGGATACCGTCAGTACTTGGCCGACTACACCAAGGGGATGCAGCGGATTGCCGAGAAGAAGCTGTCTGGCGCGGCCCTAGACTTGTGGAAAACAAACAAAGACGAGTTTGTTCGACTGGTTCAGAACGAATCGCCAGAGGCAGTAGAGAAAATTCTTGGTCCCGGACGGTACAACGTTGCCAGCGAACTAGCAGACAGCACGATGTCTGTGCTGCGGGAACAAGCGGCTAAACACCTCAAAGAACTGAAGATAAAAGGGCAGGCCGAAGCGGGGCAAGACGCACTCAAACAACTGCTGCTTGATAGCACATCTAAGATACGTTTGCCGTCGTATGTCAGCGCCGTGGTCGCAAGCACGAACAAAGCCCTGAACATCTTAGAAAACAAGATTGGCGCTAAGACAATGGCGGCGCTGACAGAAGCGTCACAGACCGCAGGGGGCGCCGTCAAGTTGTTGGAAACTTTGCCCGCCAATGAACGCAACAGGGTGCTGAAGTTGATCTCGACGCCTTCTCAATGGACTGCTGCTGAACGTGCGGTAGCGGGCACGGCAACTGTCGGCGGCGTCAACTCTCTAGCGCCTGACCGCTTCAACGAAAACGCATTGGCTGAATGATGCCCTCGCTCCCGCAAGATAAGGCGAACCACTTCTTCTATGGCAGCTTGATCTTCCTAGCCGCCCTGGCCATCCTGCGCCGCCCTGACGCCGCCTATGGCCTCGTGGTGCTGGCCGCAGTGGGTAAGGAGGTGCTGGACTGGCTCTCCAACCAACGTGCTATCAGAGCAGGCTTGACCCCTACGCACGGAGTAGAATGGTTCGATGCCCTGGCAACCTGCGCCGGCGGGGCGGCGCCTCTACTTGCAAGGATGATCTGATGGATTACCAGTCCCTGTTCAACACCGGCATTGGCATCGCTTGCGCAGTCACCGGTTGGTTTGCCAGGGAGTTGTGGACTTCCGTCAAGCTGCTCCAGTCCGACCTGACCCGCCTATCGGTCGAGCTACCCAAGACCTATGTGACGCGGGACGATTACAGGTCAGACCTCAAAGAGATCCGCGACCTGCTGGGGCGCATCTTTGACAAGCTTGACGGCAAGGTAGACCGCTCATAGCAGCGCCGAGATACCCACAGTCACCATCTCGCTTTTGAGCTTCGACGGGTTGGTCTTCGCCATCACCCGCAGCGCCACCGCCGCGAACGTCTCGATTCCGGCCCAGGCGTCCTCTAGGTGCGGATCATTGAGCGCCAGGATGTGCGCTCTGATCGTCAGAACGTCAGCCATGTAGGCGTCCCGGATGGCGTCTATCGCCGCTTTAGTTGGTCGCATGAAAACTCCGCTAGTTGCCATACTGAATTCGGTGCGTTGATCCTAAACGGTTTGGCTACCCGCCTTGGCGCCAGTTCCGATGCGGCCTGGCGGGCAGCGATCCTCGCTGTTTTTCGGTCCCTGCACGCCTTGTGTTGCAACTTGCGCTTGGTCCAGCGCCCAGCGTCTAGCTCTGCTGCTCGCTCAGGTGACGCCCATCGAGCAGTGACGCCGCTACCGGCCACGCCCAGCAGGCGAGCCTTGCGGGCAAAGCACAGAATCTTGCGGGTTTTGTCCAGCGAGATCGCCATGCGCAGATGCATGTCTACCGTGCTCACGCCGTTTGGGTACTCGCGCACTAGGTTGGATGCTAAGTGCATCAGCAACTCGGTGTCAGGATGCATCATCTCGTACTCGCAGTGTTCCGCCTTCGTGCATCGCCAGTAGCAACTGCGCAATGACGATCTCTTGGCGTTTGACTTCGCGCTTGAGGCGTTCGTTCTCCGCTAGGGCATCACCTAGCAAGAAGTCTAGCTTTCTTTCGGTCTCAGTCATTTTTTTCCTTTAGCTTTGCTTCTGCTGCTCTAATAAACTCCACAACCTCACTCTTGAACGCAATCACGAATCTTGTGAGTTTATTTACATCAGCCTTCGTCAACCCCTGCCACTCAAGCTTCGTATAAAGCGGCAAAGCTCGCTGGCCTTGCTGGATGTCGGTTGGGTTATCGGTTACATACACAGATTTACCGTCTTCTGTGTAAACCATCCATGCTACGGGCTCAACCACCGGGTTCAATCCAAAACAACTCTCCAATCTGCTCTGCCGTGTACGTGCCAAAATCGTTACTGCCCCACTTAACCAGCGTTTTGCCGGTGGTGGATGTGGCCTCTACAGTGCACAGTTCGTCGGTTTCAATGCATCTTAAGATGTCGCCTCGGTGCAAAGCCAACTCTTTTGAACAGGCATAACAAAGCATTGCTCGTTTACACGTTTCCCCGCAGCCCCCAACCTGCGCCAGGTCAACACGCCCAGCCTGCCATGCATCCCACTCACCACTGGTGGCGCTCTTGTGCAGATACGCAGAGTTGCCCCAATGTCTATCGGCCCACGCTTCAAACGCGGTGCGCTCGGTCATGGCTCAACTCCAAAGTGGTTATAGATCAGCAACTTGACGTTGCCGGAGTAATTGGTGCTCAACTCGGCGCACTCTTTCACAACCAACTCGGCAAACCGCTGCACGTTGATGTAGTCGGCGCAACACTCCTCACGCCCACGGTGGTCAACGGTAATGTCGAAGCAGCCGTCCATTAGTTTTCTAATTCTTTCGTTCATGGCTCAACTCCAAAATGTTGTCTAATGGTCATAGCGTCAATTGCTCGCACTTGATCACAACATTCAGCAATAATCAACTTGGCGAGCTTCTGCGAGTACAACTGTTCCCGTGTGTATCCAGTTTCTTTCTTGTCGTACTCTTTATAGCTCCACTCATTCGCTTGCTCAATGAGTTCATTGACCATTCTGTTGTTCATGGCTCAACCCTCTGCTTAATGCCCAACATCTCTCGATGCAGGTTCTCCAACATCACCCGGTAGGGTGACTGGGGCAGGCAGTCCGTTGCCAGCTTGCATCGGTCTGCAAATGCATCAGTGCGTACGGCTTCGCGTACAACGGTCCGCACTTTCGCAAGCATGTCGTCAGGGTGAAGGCTAGTTGGCCAACGCCACCCCATCAGTTCCGCAATGCGTTCATCGGTCACGATGCGGCGCCCTTAATTTTTTCCATCGAACGCAGGCCACTGAGCCCGAGCATCCCCAGCATCAATTCCCAAAGATGGTCATCAATGCCAGGCAGCGCAGGCAGCGGGTGGTCGAGCACTATTCCGGTCCACTGGACCAGCGGTCTGGCGATGTATTGACACGCCAAGGCCGACGCGCAGACCCAGCCAATCGCTGGACGCCAGCCGCTGGTAAACGCGCTCGGGCTCGATGCCTCGGCGCGGTTGACGTCCAGCTGGCCCTGGACAATGGCGACCTGAGCAGCAAGCTGCGCCGCCTCGGCCTGCGACTTGTCTGGCCAGATGCGGGTGATGACGGTTTGCGCCAACTCGACGCCTGCGGTTAGAGGGTCCATTCGCCTGTCTCCATTTGTTGCGCCATTCTGTACGCCCGCTTAGGCGTCTGCATGGCCCAGCGGCTCTTGACCATCTCTTCTGCCGCTTCAACGTATTGCCCATCTTCAATGCTGCCCAGCATCCGCTTGAACTGAAGCAAACCCTTCATACCCATCTGAAAGGCCATGCCGATCAGCACGGCCTGGCGCGGCTCGGACAGTCTAGGCATCCACGGCAGCGCCAGCAATACCTCGCGGGTCTTGGTCTTGATGTCGTTCTCAAGCAGGAAGTCAATCTCCTCGTTGGACAGGCCACCGCCCTTGCGCGAGTCAATCAAGCGGCCAACTCCGATGGTCCAGTACCCAAGGCTGTCTTGGTAGGCGCAGGGCTCGGCGCCCTCTTCGCGTAGCAGTTGGCTCTTCAAGTCCATAACGTCACCCCGTAAGCCAGCGCCAGTACCCAGACACTGAAGGCAACGGCTCGGTTGAACCACGACCATCGGTTTCGGTAGTGGGTAATGGCGTAACCGTCGCCGCCGAAGGCTTCGTCGAGCGATCTACAGAAACGGCGAGTTGTTCCGTTGTGCTGAACCGGTGGTTGTTGTAACACTGGTATCTCCTTCTGGTTGAATTGTCGGGCGCGGCCCGAGTTGAAAGCACGCCGGCTGGCGCGTTACAGCGGGGGCACTGCATACAACGGCACCGCATCGCATCCGAGGTCTACCCAGTACTGCATCTCTTCGCGGCGCCGAGTGAGCAAGATGCAAACATTGCTCTCAAGGATCATCCAACCGATGTGCGTCACGCTAGCCACGCAATCAGCGCCACCAGGGCGACGATCCAGACCGCGCAGAACAGGCTCTGGCGGGCCGCAGCCTTACAGAAGTACTCTTCTCTGTCTTTCATGTCTTGCTCCTCTCTGGCCAGCTGTCTGGCCTTGGATACCACTTGACGTCATCGGTTGATTCCCTGGCGCTGTACCGCGCTATCCAGTACTCGTTGTCGCTGTCCAGGCAAGTCCAGGACCAGTACTTGCCGTTCCACCAGCGAACCTTGTGCTCGCCGGTGGGCCACCATCCGATGCTTGGTGGCTTCCTCATGCCGCCATCGCCCCGCGCAAGATCAGGATGCGCTCGCGCTCAAGGCGCAGGACGCAGTACCGCTGGTGCAGGCGCAGCAGGATGGTGATGCGGTTGGCCCCGGCCTGCTCCTCTTGCAGCAGCTTCAGCACTTCCTCTTCAGACAGTTTCGTCAGCACCTCGTGCATGCTTCTCCAAGTCAGCTTCATTTCAACTCCTCTATGGCTATGTCAGAAATCGTTCGCTTGTCGCGCAGTGCGCGCCAAATCTTCTCATCGACCGTCTTGTCGGTGATCATCAGGTAGACCCAAACCGGATGCGCCTGACCGCTGCGGTGCAGTCGGCCTATGGTCTGCTCGTACAACTCCAGCGACCAGGGCAGCGACAGGAACACCACCTTGCAGCCGCCGTACTGTAGGTTCAGCCCGTGGCCAGCGCTCTTGGGGTGAACCAGTAGTAGTTCGACCAGACCCGCGTTCCACCGCTCGATGACGTTGTCGTCGTCCAGCGTCTGCGCGTGCGGGTAGCGCCGTTTCAGTTCAGCCAGTTCGGCCTTGAAGTTGTACGCGATCAGCGTGTTGGCGCGTTGATTCTCGGCCAGCAGATCGTCCAGCGCGTCGAACTTGTGGGGTGACATCCACTGCGGCGCGCCATCGGCGTAGACGAACCCTGAGGCCATCTGCTGGAGCTTGCCCGTCACCACGCCAGCATTGACCGCGATGGCGCGGGCGTCGGGGAACTCCAGCACCATGTCCTTCTTCATCTGCTTGTACTTGGCCAAGTCCATCGAGCAGCGCACCTCAACCACGTTCAAGTCTGGCAGCGTGTAGGACTCCAACAGGAACGTGGACGGCTTGATGCGCTCCATCACCTGCGCCAACGCTCCAGCGCGTGGCGCCCACTGGTTGAACTCCTTGTTGACCAGCATGAAGTACTGCTGCTGGAAGACGCCTTTGAGCCGCCCCAGCAGCGCCGGGTCGATGATCTTGCACTGGCCAAAGACATCCTCCAGACCGTTGCTGGTGAAGCTGCCGGTCAGGCCCCAGCGGATGTTGACCTCGCGCAAGAACTTTTCCAACAGCTTGAACCGTTGGCCGCTTGGGTTCTTCAGCCTGGTCAACTCATCGAACACCACGCCGTCGAAGCCGCCCGAGGGCAGGTTCTCGTAGTTGGTCACCACCACCTGCACGTCGGCCCGCAGCGCAGCGGCGCGCTGCTTGGCCGTGCCCACGGCGATGGCCATCGTGATCTCTGGCGCCCACTTCGCCTTCTCTTCCAACCAGACATGTTCAGCCACGCGCTTAGGCGCCAGCACAAGGAACCGACTGGCGTGGCCATCGCGCAGCATCTCGCGCATGGCGGTCAGCGTGATAGCTGTCTTGCCCGCGCCGACCGGCGCAAGGATCATTGCGCGGTCATGCTCGTACAGGAAGTCAGCCGCAATGGATTGATACGAACGTAGCAACATCTTCTTTATTCCAAAGTACTGTGTAGTTTTGGCCTAGCGCGGCCATGTCGGACGAAAAGACCTGCTGCAACGCCGACAGACGCCCGCCCTTGACCTTAAGCTCAACAAACCAGACGCGCCCGCCAGGTAGCACGACCAGGCGGTCGGCAACGCCTGCGCGGCCTGGCGAGACGAACTTGTACGCCTTGCCGCCGGCCTTCTCGACCAACTTGACCAGGTGGCGTTCAACGTCAGCTTCCTTCAACTTCGGGCTCTGACGGGTTGAGACGCGCAACGCGGTCGGGCAGCGGGTGGTACAGCAAGATGTGGTCGCCAGAACCATAGGCCGCAAGAGTCCAATGGCTGTTCAACGCAAAGTACTGCTGGATGTAGTCCTCGGTCGAGCCAAAAATTTTTGGAAAGCTGCGCTTGTGGGCTTTGATCTTGGTCGACTTGAGCGGCTTGAGGCCGGCAAAGAGATCGCGCATTGACTGCGCGTGGGCCTCTGTTACAGTGGCTGTCCCTCGCGGGGCGGTCTTGAAAGTGATCATGTCTGCTCCTTGTGAGGCACAACTGTAACACAGTAAAAAAGTTCTTGACAAGTCTTTTTTGGCCCGCTACAGTTCAGGTTCCATCAACCAAGGAGTACAGTAAAGTGAAGATCACCCTAGACGACGCAGACATCAAAGACATCTTGACCTCGCACATCAAGAGGCGCTACGGCTCTCAATTCGAACTGGAGGAGTTGAGAGGCTACAGCTACACCACGACAGCGGTGTTTGCCGAGGTTCAGGAAGAAGAAGAGGCGCAAGATGACGACGCACTCTAAGATCGTCGGCGGCTCGACCGCCAGCCGGGTCATCAACTGCCCTGGTTCCGTCGCCCTGACGGCCAAGATGCCGCCCCAGGCTGAGAGCAAGTACGCCGCCGAGGGTACGCTGCTGCACGATGTCATCGCGGCCATCATCGACGGCAAGGTGCCCAAGCAGATCACCGAGGAACTGCACGACACCAAGATCATGCCGGCACTGGCGCTGCTGGATCAGGTCGATCCAGACAAGGACATGGAACTGGCCGTCGAGGTGCGCGTCGACTTCGGCGACTTCATCCCCGGCGTCTTCGGGTCGGTCGATGTGCTAGGCAAGATCGGCAAGCGCGCCATCATCCTCGACTGGAAGTTCGGCGATGGCGTGATCGTTGAAGCCCAAGAAAACATGCAGTTGATGTTCTACGCTGCGGCAGCGCGCCGGTCCCAGCCGTGGGCCTTTGAGGGTGTGACCGAGGTCGAGTTGGTCATCATCCAGCCGCCAATGATCAAGCGTTGGGTCACCACTCGCGCCCGGATATCGCGGTTCGAAGACCAACTCTTCGACGCGGTGCAGCAGGCCCTCCAACCCGACGCGGCGCTCAAGAGCGGTGAGCACTGCCGCTGGTGTACTGCCAAGCCAGTATGTCCTATCCTGACCGGCGCAGTTGACCGCGCCGTCAAGGTGCAGTTCGACGCGCTGGACAAGCAGCAGATCAGCATCTACTTGCAACAGGCTGACCTGCTCGACAGTTGGATCGCCGGCCTGCGCGAGTTGGCGCAGCGCGCACTAGACAATGGTCAGGTGATCCCCGGCTACAAGTTGGTCGCGAAACGCGGCACAAGAAAATGGTTGGACGAAGACAAGGCGCGGGTTGCCTTGATCGAGGCCGGCCTGAAAGACCCCGACGTGACAACGCTGGTCTCGCCAGCAGTGGCCGAAAAGAAGCTCAAAAAGCTTCCCGACGGTCTCACTGTCAGCGTGTCGTCGGGTAACACAATGGCACCGGATTCTGACCCCCGGCCTGCCATCCTTCAGCTGGGTCAGCTTTTGAAAAAGGTACTGTAATGTCTAATCTCGTAGCGTTCAAATCAGCCGGCTTGCCGGCAGTCGCATCCCTTGCCCAATCGTTGCGCGCCATCGCGCCGCGTGAGGCACCTGGTGTGGCAATCCTCAAGATGGACCGCACCGGTCATTGGGTCTTTGGCAGCGATCAGGATGAGGCCGAGGCCGGCTCGACCTGGGCGGTCAATCCGTTTGCTTTCGTCCACGGCTGGATAGCTTGGGGCGATGGTGAAGTCCTTGGTGAAATGATGGCGTCGGTGTCCGAGCCGTTGCCGGAGCACGGGCCGGTGCCTGCTGGCGCCAAGAAGGGCTGGGAGCAGCAGGTCGGCATGAGCTTGAAGTGCCTGACCGGTGAGGACAAGGGGCTGGAAGTGCGTTATTCCAGCACCAGCGTCGGCGGTAAGCGCGGCGTCCAGACCATCGCGGTGGCCATCGCTGCGCAGGTCGAGGCCGACCCGAGCAAGCCAGTGCCGGTGATCGTGCTCAACAAGGAGTTCTACCAGCACAAGTCGTACGGCAAGATTTACACGCCGCTGTTTGATGTGCAGTCTTGGATCGGCATGGAAGGCGAAGAGGAGCCTACCGATACGCCTGCCGAGCCGACCCGCCGCCGCCGGGCATAAGAGGATCAGGGGGCTGTAATGCCCCCTACCTATACTAAAATATGGTAACGTATGGATAAATTAAATCGTGCAGCTTCCATAGCTTTGATAATAGAAAAACACTACACGCATAAAGTGCCTAGCGGAAAAAGTCATTACGTTAACTTTGAAGATTGTATAGTTGTGTGGTCTATACCCGCTAATAAAAATATTGCTAAGTTTTTACTGCCAAACGGGGGCACTGTTTGGGAGTTGTCAAGATTGTGGGCCCCGGACGGGCACAGGCCTAATTTATTGACGCAAGCAATAAGCTACTCAGTAAAAATAATAAAAAAACTTGAGAATCCAGATATGTTGGTGAGCTATGCAGACCCAAACGTGGGGCATTTAGGAGGGGTATACCGCGCCGCATCATGGATATATCATGGGCAGAGTAGTGAATGTCGAGTATACCGAGATGCATTCGGCCAAACAGTTTCGCGTCGGGCTTTTCATTCTGGTAAACGGTCGCTTAGAAAAGCAGAAATAGAATTGTTAGGTTATAAAGAAGAAAAATTACCTGGAAAACATAGGTTTGTAAAACCGCTATTAAAAACGGCGCACCGGCAATTGCAGTTAAAATTGAAACCTTTATGATTTGGGTTGACTTTGAGACGAAGAGCGCCTGCGACCTAAAAAGCGCAGGCGTCTACAACTATGCGCAGAGCCTCAGCACAGAGGTTCTGTGCATGGCATATGCGTACGATGACGGCGAGGTCCAGATGTGGACCGGCGGCCCATTGCCTGACTTCACAGGCCACCAGATACGCGCCCACAACGCCGCTTTCGAGCGGCTCATCTTTTGGTACGTCCTCCAGCAGGACTACCCGCTGGAGCAGTTCTACTGCACCGCCGCGCAGGCCCGCGCCAACTGCGCGCCTGGCAGTCTAGAAGACGCTGGCCGGTTCGCCGGCGCGTCCATGCGCAAGGACCATCGCGGTGGCCACCTAGTGCGCCAGTGCTGCATACCACCCTACAACACCGCGCTGCTCCCCGAATTGTTCGACTACTGCGCGCAGGATGTCCGCGCCATGCGCGCCATCAGTCAGGGCATGCGCGGTCTGTCCGACGATGAACTGCTCGACTACCATGTCAACGAGCGCATCAACGACCGTGGCGTGCTAGTCGATGTTGAGCTAGCACGTTCGGCCGTGCGCTACGCCAGCGCCGAGTTGATTGAGATACAGGACACTGTCGCCAAGGTGACGCAGGGCGCAGTGACATCTGTCCGTTCGCCCCGGATGCGCCAGTGGGTGCAAGACCGCGTCTCTCCTGAGCAGTTGGCGCTGATGACGGTCGAGGACAAGATCAGCATCGACAAGACCGTCCGCGCCAACCTGCTGGC